GAGCAGTAGCACAATGGTTGAGTAAAGAAGCAGACCGCTACATATCACACATGGGTCTAAAGAAGAGAATAGAAGTTGAGCAAAGACGTAGAAAAGCATCTATCACTAAACGTAAGCTTGCCAGGTGGCTCGAAGAAACGCTTGCGGAAATCGAAAAACTCGAAACACAAGGAGTCGGTGCATACTCAGAAGCCAGCGGAGATAGAAGCCCCCCAGAACGAACCTATCCCAGCGCAGGTAGTAGCAACTGACTATGACGTTGAAGAAGCACAAGAAGTCGTATTCAAACCGAATGAAGGTCCACAGACCTCCTTCTTGAGTTCTTCTGAAAGAGAAGTTCTGTATGGAGGGGCAGCAGGTGGTGGTAAATCATATGCTATGTTAGCAGATCCATTACACGGCCTGAATGATCCTAACTTCTCTGGACTCCTTGTGCGACACACAACTGAGGAACTAAGGGAACTCATACAAAAGTCACAGGAGCTATATCCACGTGCGATACCAGGAATCAAGTGGTCAGAGCGTAAGTCACAGTGGACTTCTCCTAAAGGTGGAAGACTGTGGATGTCGTATCTGGATAAAGATACCGATGTCACACGATACCAAGGACAAGCTTTTAACTGGATTGGATTTGACGAACTTACTCAATGGCCTACACCTTACGCTTGGGATTATATGAGGTCACGTCTTCGTAGCGCACACAGTAGAGACTTAGGACTTTACATGAGAGCTACAACAAACCCAGGCGGTGCTGGACATAGTTGGGTAAAGAAGATGTTTATAGATCCTGCACCTGCAGGTAAAGACTTTTGGGCTACAGATGTTGAGACTGGAAAAACAATCACCTTCCCTAAAGGACACAGCAAGGAAGGTCAGCCTTTATTCAAGCGTAGGTTTATTCCTGCGTCTCTCTTCGATAACCCATACCTTGCCGAAGAGGGTGACTATGAGGCCATGCTCTTATCACTACCAGAGCATCAGAGGAAGCAACTCCTCGAAGGAAACTGGGATGTCAACGAAGGAGCAGCATTTCCCGAATTTGACAGAACTTCCCACGTTATTGAACACTTTGAAATCCCTAACAGTTGGGTACGCTTTAGGGCTTGCGACTACGGTTATGGTTCCCATACTGGTGTTCTTTGGTTTACTGTGGCTCCTGATGAGCAGCTTATAGTCTACAGAGAAATGTATGTCTCTAAGGTTACAGCTACAGACTTAGCTGATATGATACTAGAGGCAGAAGCTAAAGACGGTGGAATGAGATACGGTGTGCTTGATAGCTCTTTGTGGCACAACCGTGGCGATACTGGACCATCACTAGCAGAGCAGATGAATATGAAAGGATGTCGATGGCGTCCTTCTGATCGCTCAAGAGGCTCACGTATCGCAGGTAAAAACGAAATACATAGGCGTTTAAAGGTAGATGATTTTATTGAAAAGCCTATGTTAGTATTTATGAATAACTGTGTAAACACTATAGCACAGATACCAAGCATTCCACTGGACAAAAAGAATCCAGAGGATGTAGACACAAAAGCAGAAGACCACTTGTATGATGCGTTAAGATATGGTATAATGACAAGACCACGTAGCAGCATATGGGATTACAACCCTGCTAAACAACGATCAGGATTTCAAGCCAGTGATTCCACATTCGGATACTAACTTAGTAGAAACTTGCCCTAAGTGTGAGATAACCTACAACACAAATATGTGGAACGACAAATGTCCTAACTGCGAAGAACAGGCGGCTTTTAATAACGGACCTTGGAAAAGAAAGGATAACAGCTAATGGCTGAACAGGAAGAAATGTTTGAAACAGCAGAGGTTGTTGCAGCAGAGGATACACTAGATTCTATCTTCAAAGAAAAAGATAGTGTCATAGGTTTTATAAAAGATAGATATAAAAGATCTGAAGACTCTAGATATGCAGATGAGCAAAGATGGTTGAAAGCTTATCGCAACTACAGAGGCTTGTATGGTAGTGATGTACAATTTACAGACGCAGAGAAGTCTCGTATCTTTGTAAAGGTAACAAAGACAAAGACATTAGCAGCGTATGGACAAATAGTAGATGTACTGTTTGGTAACAATAAGTTTCCATTATCTGTAAATCCTTCTGTTTTACCTGATGGTGTAGCAGAATCAGTACACATAAATATAGATCCTAGAGTAGAAGCAGGACAGGCTGCTATTAGTGCAGCTATGAGTTCACCAGCGCCAAAGCCTTATCTAATAGATGGCGACACAGAACTAAAACCAGGTGAGACTCTTATAGATTTACAGTCTAGACTAGCTGGCATGGAACAAAAACTAGAGCCTGTGTCTGAAAAGATTATAGAGGGTGATGGCACTACAGCTACTAGTGTTACGTTTCATCCTGCTATGGTTGCAGCTAAGAAGATGGAAAAGAAGATACATGATCAGCTACAAGAGTCAGGCGCTACTACACACCTAAGAAGTATGGCATTTGAAATGGCACTACTAGGTACAGGTGTAATGAAGGGTGCATTTGCTGTAGATAAAGAGTATCCTAACTGGAATGAAGATGGTGAGTACGATCCCATTGTTAAGACTGTTCCAGAATGTGATCACGTTTCTATATGGGATTTTTATCCTGACCCTGAAGCCAAGGATATGGATGAGGCAGAGTATGTTGTACAAAGACATAAGATGTCACGAACACAACTACGTAAGCTAAAGACACGTCCATACTTTATGGATGACGGTATACAGAATGCTATAGACAAAGGACCAGACTATACACAGAAGTACTGGGAAATGACTATGGAAGATGATGACACTCAACCAACATCAGAACGTTGGGAGGTGTTAGAGTTCTGGGGCTACGTAGATACAAAGCTACTAGAAGAGCATGGCGTAGATATACCTAGTGAGCTTAGTGACTTAGATGAGGTAAACTGTAACGTATGGATAAGCAACGGTGAAGTACTACGCTTTGTACTAAATCCATTCAAGCCTACACGTATACCTTACTACGCTGTACCATACGAGCATAACCCATACTCCTTCTTTGGTGTTGGTATTGCTGAGAACATGGATGATACACAGACATTGATGAATGGCTTTATGAGAATGGCTATTGACAATGCTGCAATGTCTGGTAATCTAATCATAGAAGTAGACGAGACTAACTTAGTTCCGGGTCAAGACCTTTCTGTATATCCCGGAAAGATTTTTAGGAGACAAGGTGGCGCTCCAGGACAAGCTATCTTTGGTACAAAGTTTCCAAACGTAGCCCAAGAGAACATGCAACTATTTGATAAAGCGAGGGTTTTAGCTGATGAAAGTACTGGGTTTCCTTCATTTGCCCACGGTCAAACAGGGGTGCAAGGAGTTGGCAGGACTGCTAGTGGGATTTCTATGCTCATGTCTGCTGCTAACGGCAGTATTCGAACTGTGGTTAAAAATGTAGATGACTATCTAATCAGACCACTAGGCAAAGCATTCTTTGCATTTAACATGCAGTTTGACTTTGATGATGATATAAAGGGTGACTTAGAAGTACACGCATCGGGTACAGAGAGTTTGATGGCTAATGAAGTACGTAGCCAACGCTTGATGCAGTTCTTACAGGTAGCACAGAATCCAGTGCTTGCACCTTTTGCTAAGATGGATTATATTATACGTGAGATTGCGAAGAGCATGGACTTAGATCCTGACAAGGTAACTAACTCTATTGCTGACGCAGCTATACAGGCTGAGATACTAAAAGGTTTTCAAGCACCAGCACCAACGCCAGAGCAAGGTGTAGCTGCTCCTGAAGGTCAAGGTCCACAAAGTGTAGCAGATACTACTGGAGGTGGAGGTTCACAAATAGGTATGGGTACAGCACCACTACCTGAAGAACAAGGATTTACAGGCAATGCACCTCAAGCAGTTGGTCAATGATAAAGAATGTTACGAACAGTTTCAACAGCATATAGATGAACTAATTCAAACCAGACAACGTGCGCTAGAAACAGCAAACGAACCACATGTTATACATAGACAGCAGGGTGCGATAGACGTACTAAGAAAGTTAAAGTTACTGAGGGAGACAGTAAACAGTGGATGAAAAAGAAAAAAGTTTTCTAGATAAAATAACATCTCCCTTAACAGGAGACTATAGAAAAAAGAAACCTGTTAGTGTTAAGGCTGCAGATGTAGCAGTAGATATGACTCCTATAGGTTCTGCAGTTGAAATAGGAGAAGAACTAAGCAAGGAAGATCCTAGCTATGGTAAAGTTGCTATCATCGCAGCAGGTGATGCGTTAGGCGCAGCTATACCTGCAATGGGTCCAGTTGCTAAATCTTTAATAAAGCAGTCTGACAAAATAGCAGACCTTAAAGATGTACCAACCGTAGAAGCTGCAGGTCTTACAGATGAAGCTATTGAAAAGTGGCGTAAAGAAAATGCTACATCAGAAGAGTTCCGTAAAAAGTTAAAAGGCCGTAATGAAGAACTACAAGAGTTAGCTTCAGGAGTAGAAGAAGGTAGAGTATTTACTAGTACCTATAGAGATCGTGCAGATGAA